AAAGCGCCAAAGCTAGGCTTTATCTTCCCGTCAGGGGCTAGAGTCACGTTCGCCCATCTCAATCAGGAAACTGACGTACTTGGATGGCAAGGTAGCCAGGTTCCGGTCCTCGCGTTCGATGAATTATGTCACTTCGAGCGCAGCCAGTTTTTCTATCTCCTATCGCGTAACCGTTCGATGTGCGGGGTCCGACCCTACATCCGCGCCACTTGCAACCCTGATGCTGATTCGTGGGTGGCAGAGTTCATTGGCTGGTGGATCGGCGATGATGGCTTTCCGATCCAGGATCGCGCCGGCAAGATCCGCTGGTTTTGCCGCATTGCCGATCAGATCCAGTGGGCCGATAGTCCCGCTGACCTGGTAGCGGCGCACGGTATCGCGCCCGATGATGCCAAGTCGGTAACCTTTATCCCCGCCCTGGTCACAGATAACCCCGCGCTATTGCGCGCCGATCCGGGTTATTTGGCCAACCTCAAGGCTCTCAGCAGGGTTGAGCGCGAACGCCTCTTGCTGGGCAACTGGAAGATCAAGCCGGCGGCGGGCCTGTACTTTCCGCGCCATTGCGTCAGCATCCTCTCCGCGCCACCCACCGATATCACCGCCATCTGCCGAGCCTGGGATCTGGCCGCTACCCCGCCTACCGAGGCCGCCCCCAGCCCGGATGCCACCGCCGGTGTCCAGATCGCCCGCACCCGGGCCGGACGTTTTGTCGTCATGAACGCCATGACCCTGCGCGGGGGCGCCTATCAGGTGCGCGAAGCCATCACTAATACCGCCAGCCAGGATGGCCATAAGGTCCGCATCGCCATCCCACAGGACCCCGGCCAAGCGGGCAAGGATCAGGCGTCCAGTTATGTCAGCCTTCTCGCTGGCTACAACATCACCACCCGCCGCCCCAGCCGTGACAAGATCACCCGCGCCAGCCCCTTCGCGGCGCAATGGCAGGCGGGGAACGTTGACCTGGTGCAAGGCCCCTGGAATGAGGCCTTCTTGAGCGAGCTGGAGGCCTTCCCAGACCCATCCAGTCATGACGATCAGGTGGACGCGGCGGCGGATGCCTTTGCGGAAGTGGCCCAATCCCCCGGCCCCCTTACCATTGTCTCGGCTGGCGCCCGCCAGGCGGCCACCTATACCCATGGATATCGCTGATATGCCCAAAATCGCCCCCGCTATCGCCACCCGTGCCCGATCGCTCGATTACACGGCGATGGGCGATTGGCTGCCCAATCCCGACCCTATCCTCAAGGCGCTGGGCAAGGACATCACTACCTACCGTGACATGCGCGCCGATGCCCATATCGGCGGTTGCATCCGCCGCCGCAAGTCGGCGGTCAAGGGCCTGGAATGGGAACTGGAGCGCGGGCCGACGCCGGTGCGAGTTTACAAAGCGGTGCTTGGCATTCTCAGCGAGATGCTGTCCACCACCAGCCCGGACGAACCCGGTGCTGCGCCAGGACTGCCGACGTTGATCAGTGAGGCCATGGACGGGGCATTGTATGGCTACCAGCCGATGGAGGTCTCCTGGGCACGCTCCGGTAGCCTGATCATTCCCGCCGTGATCCAGGGTAAGCCTCCCGAGTGGTTCCATTTTGATACCGACAACCAACTGCGATTCCGCGCTAACGATAGCTCGGGATGGGGCGAATTGCTGCCACCCCGGAAGTTCCTGCTGGCGCGCCAGGATGCCACCTACGCCAACCCCTACGGCGTCGCGGATCTGGCCATGTGCTACTGGCCCTGGGCGTTTCGCAAGGCTGCCAAGTTCTGGATCGCCTGGCTGGAGCGCTACGGTGGCGATTTCATGATCGGGAAACTACCGCGTTCGCTGGGTACCGAGGCGGAAACGGCGGAGGTTTATGCCGACCTGGCCGATAAGCTCACGGCCATGTTGCAGGATTCGGTGGCCGTAGTTCCGGATGACGGTTCAATCGAGGTCCTGGCCTCGGGCAACAAGGCCGGATCCACCGATGCCCATGAGCGCTTCCTGACTTACTGGCGCGGCGAGATTTCCATTGCCCTGCTGGGCACCAATCAGGGCACCGAGAAGTCATCGACTCTGGCCAGTGCCAAGGCGGCGCTGGAGGTCGCCAATGATATCCGCGACGGTGACGCCAGGATGGTCGAGGCAGTGGTCAACCAACTCATCCGCTGGGTCATAGATCTCAACTGGCCAGGCACCGCGCCGCCGGTATGGTCCCTGCATGAGCAGGAGGAAATCGACACCGAGCGACCCGCGCGGGACAAGATCCTGGTCGAGTGCGGAGTGAAATTCTCCCGCGATTACTGGCTGCGCACCTACGACCTGGAAGAGGGTGACATCGACACCGAGGCCGCGCCGGCGGCGCCACCACCCGCCACCGATGCCACGCTGGCACCCATTGCCGATGATGGCACCCGGGCCGCTCAGGAGGCTGCGGCGCCGACCGCCGATCTGGCGGCGCCGTTACCCGATCAGCCGGACCTGGCCGACCACCAGGCCGCGCTGTTGGCAGCCAAAGCGATGCCTGAAACGGATGGCTGGCTAGCCAAGATCCGCCATGATCTCGATGCCTACGTCAAAGCCGGGCGCTCGCTGGCGGATTTCGCCGAGCATTTGCTCACCCTCTATCCGCACCTGCCGGGTGATGATCTCACCGCCATCATGGGCGAGGCCATGACCGCCACCGAACTGGCGGGGCGCTACGAGCTGGCCCAGGAAGCCCGTGGCTAGACCATCCACCGCCTGGGGCAGTCTGCCGTTCGCGGAACAGATCGCCTTTTTCCGGGACAAGCTGGACCTGCCCACCAAGACCTGGCAGGACTTGCTAGGAGCGGCGCACGATCGCGCCTTCGTGGTGGCCGGTGCCATGCGTGCCGATCTGCTGGCGGATCTGCACGCCGCCACCCTGAAGGGGATCGAGAAGGGCACCAGCCTAAGCGAGTTCCGCCGGGATTTTGAGGCCATCGTCGCCAAACGCGGCTGGACGGGCTGGACCGGTGAGGATACGCCAGGGGGGGGGGCCTGGCGCACCAATCTCATTTACGGCACCAACATGAGGACCAGCTACCAGGCCGGGCGCCATGCCCAGGCGCTGGATATTGCGCACAGGCGGCCCTATTGGCGCTGGCGGCATGCGGATACGGTCGCGCATCCTCGTCCGCTGCATGTGGCCTGGGATGGCAAAATCCTGCGCTACGACAACCCCTGGTGGCAGGCGCACTGGCCACCCGCGGGGTGGTTGTGCCGCTGCCGCGTCGAAACCCTCTCTCAGTCCGACCTGGAACGCCTTGGCAAAAGCGGTCCCGATCCCACCCCTGACGACGGCACTTATGAATGGCTCGACAAGGCTGGGAACTCGCACACCATTCCCAACGGCATCGATCCCGGTTGGGACTACACGCCAGGTTCCACCCGTGATTTGATTGCCGAGGTCAAGGCCAAGGCCGCGGGGTTGCCGGAGGCGTTGGGGAAGGCGCTGGTGGAGGAGGTGACGGCTACGGCCGAACGCGTCGCCGATGCGTTCTCGCTGGGGGTAAGGGATGGCAGCCTCTACCAGAACCGTACCATCCGCCACGGGGATGATGCCGCGCGCTTGGCAATGCAGGCGCATCTTGGCGACGTGGAGGCAGCCGCCCTGGCGGATTATCTGGGTGAGGGCTATAAATCCGTTAATCGCGCCTTGAACGGGCTCACGCCCATGACCCGCATGCAGGCAGATATTTTCGAGGGCTATCAATCGGCACTGAACCAAGCGCTCGATCATCTCGACCGCCAACCGCATGCCGTTCTGAAGCGGGTGATGGGTGGCAATCAGGATGAGGTCAATCGGTTTATCGATCAACTCAAGGCGGGTATGAAGACGAAATCCCGCGAGGTGCGCATCGATAGCTATATGAGTACCAGCGGGCCAACAGGTACCTATACCCCTGGCAGTGTCAAGGCCAGGATTACCATCCGCGCCAAGCCCGGATCAGATCAGGCGGGATATGTGGATGGTCTTTCCGATTTCCCGGCCGAGGACGAGGTGCTATACAAGGCGGGGTCACGTTTTCGCGTTCTCAAGATTGCGGGGGGACGTGGCAAACCCTGGGAGATAGAGCTAGAGGAACTCTAACAATTTCAATGTGTTACAAAATCAGCGTTTAGCATGGATACCGCCTTTGCGCGGTATTTTTATATGTCATTGATTAGATTAGCAATTATTTCTCGTTTTTTTTGCATGGTGCAGCAGGATAGCCGCCGAGGTAGGGCAAAATAAGATCAACTTCGCTAAGTCATTGATTCTTCGTTCTAGACAGCCTTTGTTATCAATAGGTTAGCGCACTCGTCCTTTGTAACACAAAGGTGTTCTTGCAGTATTACAAATATGTGCTATTATAAAGGTATGGGGATAGACACCCATACCGCCCCGGCGGCTACCGGGTCCGATGGAGCCAGGCTCCGGGGAGATCAGCATGAACGCCATCACCATCACCACCCGCCAGGCCACGATCACCGTCTCCAAGGAAGAGGCCATTCGTCGCCTGTCCCGCTTCACGGGGCCTATGGCCAAGGCCCTCCTGTCCGCTCCTGGCCAGGCCACCCAAATCTTATCCATGGCCGCCAAGGCCAGGAAGGCGCGGAATGGTGGGGAAAGCGACCCCATGACGCGCCCCTGGCAGACCCGCATCCTCACCCGATTGGCCGGGGTTTACTCGGCAGAGATCGCGTCGCGGGGCGGTGAGACCATGATCGCAGCGGAGCGTTCCGGCGGTGACGCCTATCTGTCCGTCCGGGATAGGCAGGATGGCATGACCCTCCTCAAGGCCGAGGGCTGGCGGTATTACAGCCGCCGTTTCGGCAGCCGTCCTGCGGTCCTCGCCTACCTGTGCGGGCGGGACGACAACGGGCGCTGGGCGGTGCGTGTCCCTGGCACGGTGGAGACGGTGGAGGAGGCCATGGAGGCCATCGAACCCGCCGCCGTCAAGGCGGCCCGCAAGGCCGGGAAGACCATCCTCCGCCAGGGGGACGTGTACGCCATCGAGACCACCAAGGCCCACGATGGCAAGGGCGACCTGCCCCGCAACCATCGTTGGGATGCGGATAGCCGCACCCTAACCCATACCGACAGCCGGGGTGCCGGAAGCCATGGCGCCCTGACCATCCCCTTCCCCGTCCGTTTCGTGACCCAATCCACCCTGGCCATGGGGCGCACTCAGCGGCGTGGACGCGGGGATTAGCTAAATAATCAACATCAACCGCCCCAAGGACGTGGCAGACAGGAGAAAACCGTGAAACCGAAGAGATATTCGATTTACCCCAGCCCTGCCCTTGACCGGGTGTTATCCGCTCGCATTGGGAGCGACGAAGGGCGGTCGCGATCCGCCCTGATTTCCGCTATCGCCGACCGCTATGCGGAGGTCGTAGCGCGGTCCATGCCGCTGCTGTCCCTGCCGGAATGGGGCCTCATCTTCGAGGCCATCAATGGCTACTGGTCGCGGGATCACGCCTACCTGTCGGCCCATGGCATCGCCCTGGAGGTGGCCGACGCCAGCAACCTCAATGGCGCGGATGTTCAGTGGGGCATCGACGGGAATGCGCTGGTAGAGCGCATCGACGGGATGCCCTTCGCCAGCAAGATTGCCATCCTCGACGCCTCCGAGCGATTCTGGGCCACTAATACCCAGCCAGATGGGGAGATCCCAGACAATGCCGATCCATTCGCCCATTGGCGGGGACCCATTCGAGCCATCGTCGGGCGCTTGGCGGATGACCGTGGAGGAAAACCCGATGTGGATCTATAGCGATAAAGGCAACCTATCGGTATCCCGGCACCGGGATGATCCAGGCAGTCTGATGGTGCGCGCCCGTGATCGTGACAGCCTGACGGCGTTGTTCCCAGGAGTGGCCCTGGTTGAAACGCCAGAGGCGGATTACCGTTGGCGCCTGACCTTACCCGAGGCCGATGTCATCGCCGCCTTGGCGTCCGCGCTCGCCGCCATCGACTATGACGCCGATGTAAAAAATGTTGTAAGCTGGGACCGACAAGCCCTGTACCGTGATATCTGGGCCGTCACTCGCGGCCACCAAGGAGGCGCCTGATGTTCATTTCCGAATTGCCCAATCTAACCCAGGACCAACGGGACGAGCTGATCACCCTGCTGGGGTACGATGCTGATCTTACCGACGCGATCGCCACCTATGAGGAGGTGCTGGCGGAGGTGCAATATAAACTGGCGACGGAAAGCAAGGCCGACCCCAAGGCCAGGAACCCGCGTTGGTTCGATGAGTCGCTCTCCTGCACCGTGGTGGAGGATTAAGCGTGTCCGGCGTCACCATCACCCTCGACGATGCCGCCTTTAGCCGCTGGCTGACCCAGGCCCTCGGGCGCATCACCCACCTGGAGGATGCGCTGAAGGAAATCGGCGATATCCTGGTGCAAAGCACTCAGAACCGCTTCGGAACCAAGATCGCACCGAGCGGGGCCACCTGGGCACCCAATAGCCCGGTCACCATCGCCATCAAGGGCCACGGCAGCCAGCTACGCGGCAAGAGCAAGGCGTTGGGAGATACCATCCATTACCAACTGGACGGCACCAGGGCGGTCGAAGTTGGCTCCAACATGATCTATGCCGCTGTGCAGCAGTTTGGCCAACCAAAGGGCGCCAGTGGGCGCACGAAACGCGGGGCGCCGATCCCCTGGGGCGATATCCCACCACGGCCCTTCGTCGGCGTGTCACAGGAAGATGAGGACCGCATTACCGAGATCATGGCCGACTATCTGATGCCGGGTCATTAGGTTTCTGCGGGCACAAAAAAAGACCCCGGAGCGCGTGGCTCCGGGGATGGGTTACTTGGTTTTTTTGCGTTGATACTTCGCCGCCTGTCGGCAGCGGTTACTGCAATAGGTGGCCCTGGTATCCTTGGCAGTGAACACTGCGCCGCAGTGGGCGCAGGTCACGGCGCGGGAGGGGCGCATGGCTGAAAGGAGGGCGCCGGGGGTGTTCATGGCTACCTCCAACTGTCGTTCTTGCTGGCCTCGCGCTTCTCCTCGCGCCTCATGGCCTTGTACTCGCGCCGGATGAGATCGGGAAGAGCCGCGCGGCTTCGGCATGACAAGGTGCTGCCCATGACTGCGAGCCTATCGCAGACCTGCTTCCAGTCTCCATTGCGCCACTCGATGACGTACCCGCCGTCAGGAGGGCACGAGAACAGGCGAGTAACTCGCTCGCCATCGGCATACCATGCGCCGTTGTCGTATGAAATTTCGACTCTTCCGATTTCGTCAGTCGTGATTTTGGTTTTCATGTTCATTCTCCTGGTTTGCCCCATCCCTGGGGCTGGTTTGGTTGGTTTATAAGGTCTGTTCGGCCAATGCGATAGCAGCTTGCATAAAGCCTGACTTGTAGTATTGCTTGGCATCGGCGAAAGACTGGAACGACTTACCAGGGCCGCGCCAGCAGCGATGGGAACTGTTCATTAGGCAGACGCTAATTTGACAACCTTTACCGATAAAGGCGGTCTTTTTCATATCGGTAACGTACATGGAGCGATAGTCGTTTTCTTGATCGTTCATTGTGTAGGTAATGTTCATAGTCTCTCTCCGGTTGCCTCGTGATCAGTTTGTAGTCTGTCGGGTTCTGGATTTTTGCTCCGCCTCTTGAGTGGTCTCCCGGTGATTCGCCCCCGGTGCCCCGCCCTCTCTTCGGCTCCTGGCTCCTTATTTCCTTCTCCCTTGATTATTATTCTAGTAGGGTAACGCTACTGTGTCAAGCCCATGAGCAAGAATTTTTGAAAATAATTTACTAACCGCCGTTATTAGCTGGAATTTCTTGCGCGCGCGACACTGGCGGCATGAGTACTCCCCTGCATCTCGCCCGCCCTGGGCAATTCACCGATATGCACGGCCAGGCCGTGGATCTGTCGCCCGATCTGCTGGCGCAGTTGGCCGCGTCCTATGATCCGGCCATCTATCAGGCACCGCTGGTCATCGGCCACCCCAAAACCAACAGCCCGGCATTTGGCCACCTGGAGCGCCTGGAACTTACGCCCGATGGCCTGTTTGGCGTACCCATCAATGTCGATCCCGCCTTTGCCGATGCCGTCAATTCGGGCAAATACCCGCAGCGGAGCTTGTCCTTCTGGCCTGCCGATCACCCTGCCTCGCCCGTACCTGGTCAGCCCTACATCCGCCACCTCGGGGTGCTGGGTGCCGTTCCTCCGGCTATTCCCGGCCTGCAAGGCGCCGACCTGGCGGGTGACGAGGCCATCACCCTGGAATTTTCCGCTTCTCCTCTCACCACCATGGAACCTCAACCCATGCCTGAAAACACCGAAACCATCGACCTGGCCGCGCGCGAAGCGGCCCTGGCCGATCAAGCCGCCTCCCTGGAGGCCACGCAAGCCGATCTGGATCGCCGTGCCGCCGAGCTGTCCGCTCAGGAGGACCGCGCCCGCCGCGCCGCGGTCGTCGCCTTTTGCGATGGACTGGCTAGCGAGACCCGCATTCATCCGGCTGCTGTGCCAGCCCTGGCCGAGATCCTGGTGAAGCTGGAGGCGGACGAACCTGCCCTGTGCTTTGCCGCTGCCGAGGACCCCGAGACCCCGCAAGCGGGTGTGGCCTGGCTGAAAAATTTCCTCTCCCATCTGCCCCCGCTGGTGGATCTGGCGACCTTCGCCGACAAAAACCGCGCCCCGGCCCCCGAGGTCCCGGCGCTGAATATCAACGCAATTTACGCCGCCCGGCGTGAGGCAAAATAATGGTTACGATGTCTGCCCGCACGGGCGAATTTATCCTTTCCGAAGCGGATGACACCCTCAGCCGCGATCCTATCACCATCGCCTCGGGTGTCGGCGCCCTGGCCACTGGCACTGTTCTCGGCCGCATCACTAATCGCCAGGCCGCCGCTCCCATTCCGACCATCGTCGGCACCGGCACGGGCGTCATGTCCCTGCTACGCTTCGGTCCTGATGTCCAGGTCGGCAGCTATGTGATCACCCTTACGGCAACCAGTGCCACCGCGGCATTCACCGTCGTGGCTCCGGACGGCACCATCCTCCCGAATGGCGCCGTGGCCACCGAGTACAAGTCCAGCCATCTGTCCTTCCTGATCGCCAATGGCGGCACCATGACCTTGGGCGATGCCTTCACCGTGGTGGTCACCGCGGCCGGTACCCCGGTCCTGGTCGGCACGGGCACCGGTGCCGTGTCGGGTGTTTCCCTCGGCAAGTACGCCAAGCTCGGCACCTACAAGGTGCGCCTGCTGGCCACCAGCGCCACCGCCGCCTTCGAGGTCATCGACCCCGACGGTAACGCGCTGGGTCAGGGAAACGTGGCCACCGCCTACACCAGCAACCACGTCAATTTCACCCTGGCCAATGGCGGCACCATGACGGCCGGCGATTATTTCAACATCATCGTCGCCGGTTATGCCGCGCCCACCGGCAAGGCATGGGACCCCACCGCCGTGGATGGCTCCCAAGTCGCCTGGGGTGTGCTGCTGGCTGCCGTCGATGCCACCTCTGCCGACCAGAAGGGCGTGGCCATCGTGCGTAATGCCGAGATCGCTACCAGCGCCCTGGCCTGGAAAACCACCGTTACCGCCGCGCAGAAAGCTGAGGCCTATCGCCAGCTAGCTGTTGCCAACTTGATCGCCCGGAGCTAAGACAATGCCCATGGTTGACCCGTTCACCCCTTCCGCCTTTACGCTCCAAAGCCTGACGGCGGCCATCAATAACCTCAAGTATGCGCCGATGCGGCTGTCCGGGCTCTTCGAGGAGTCCGGCATCAGCACATTGTCCGCCGCCATCGACATTCAAGATGGCGTGCTGTCCCTGGTGGACGTGGCCCCGCGCGGCGCCCCCGGCAAGCCGGTATTCGGTGGAGCCCGTAAGGCATTGCCGTTCCTGATCCCGCACCTGCCAGAGAAGGCCAGCATCCTGGCCGACGAGGTGCAGGGGGTGCGCGCCTTCGGCTCCGAGACCCAGGGCGAGTTGCTGACGGCCCGCATCAACGATCGCCTCAGCACCATGCGCCGCAACATCGATTACACCATCGAAAGCCACCGCCTGGCGGCCCTGATGGGTAACTACATCGACAACAATGGTGTATCGACCTCACTGTTCACAACCTTTGGTGTATCCCAGCAAACCCTGAGCTTCGTGCTTGGCACCACTACCACCAAGATTCGTAGCAAGTGCCTGACGACTATCGGCTACATCGAAAACGCTCTGGATGGCGTGCCGTTCACCGGCGTGCGGGCCTTGTGCGGGGCGACCTTCTTCGAGTCGCTGATCACCCACACCAATGTCGAGGCGACCTACCTCAACCAGGTAGGCGCCAGCGAGCTGCGCAACGATCCGCGCCAGTTGCTCAACTTCGGCGGCATCACCTTCGAGCGCTATCGCGGCACCTCGGCTGTGAAGATCGGTGATAACGACGCTTACGCCTATCCCGAGGGCGTGCCGGGCCTCATGATCACCCGCTTCGCTCCGGCCAACTACGTTAAAACCGTCAACAGCCTGGGCCTGCCTTACTACGCCAAGAGCGAACCCATGGACTTTGGCAAGGGCTACGAGATCGAGGCGCAGAGCAACCCGCTCAACCTGGTCACCCGTCCCGCCGCCGTGGTCAAGCTGACCGTCGCCTAAGCATGACCATTGTCGTCATCCCTCCAGTCCGCGACGGGTCCGGCATTCCCATGCCGGCCCGGGTCAATGTGCGGCTGGTGGGGTCTGACGCGCAAAACAGACTGGCTTTTCTGGATACGGATCTGGCCAGCGAATACCAGGATGTGGATCTGCCGTCTAATGGATTGAGCCTGACATTGGCAGCGCAAACGGATCTGGCGCTGCCAGACGCCGCTGAGACCTGGTATCGGATCGAGATCCGCACCCCGCATCGGCGCGAAGTGTTTTTGGTCCAGGTGCCAGCGTCAGGCGTCCCGCTGAGCTTGCGGGATCTTGTGGGCGCGACCGAAATCCCGCCCGGCTCCCTGCCGGCGGACATCGTGGCGGACGTATTGGAGGCCGCCGCCGAGGCGGGGGGGGGGCCCCCGGGGCGGGTGACCGTTAGCGCCCCGGACCGGCTGTTTAACGCCGACCTGATGAGCCGCTATTGATGGCCGCGCCGACCCTGGAGCTCAAGCGCGGCGATACCCTGGCCCTCGATTGCCAGGCCCTGGAGGCCGAGGCGGGTCCGGCGCGCGATCTGACCGGCTGGAGCCTGCGGGCGCAGGTGCGCAACCATGCCGGGGCGCTGCTGGCGGAACTGGCGGTGACGGTAACCGACGCGACCGAGGGGCACTATAGCCTGGTGGCTCCGGCGGCCACCACGGCGACCTGGACGCCGGGGCAGGCGGCCATGGATATCGAATACACCGACACGGAGGGCGTGGTGCAGTCGAGCGAGACGGTGGTGATTCACCTGCTGGCCGATGAGACGCGATGATTACGCTGCTACGGCCCTTGGCCCCGGCCCCGGTCACGCTGATCGAGTTCCGCGGCCAGACCCGGGTGGCGCTGGCGCCGACGGTGGGGGCGGTCGTCACCAACATCGGGCGGCGCGGGGCGGTGGGGCCGGTTGGTCAGGCCGGAGCGCCGGGCCCCACCGGCCCTCCGGGCCCTGCCGGCCCTCCGGGCCCTGCCGGCGCGGCGCTGATCGGGGGCTATCCCACCAGCATGACGGGCCTGAGCCCGGGCGATCACCTGGAGTTCGCCACGGACACCTGGATCAACGTCGTTCGTACCACTATTACTGACGGGGGCAATTTCTAATGCCGAATACGATACGCATTAAGCGCCGCGCCGCGGGCGGGGCATCTGGGTCACCGTCCAGCCTGGCCGCCGCCGAACTGGCCTATAACGAGCAGGATGATGTCCTCTACTACGGCAAGGGCGATAGCGGCGGGGCGGCGACCTCGATCCCCGCCATTGGCGGGGCCGGGGGCCCTGTGGTCCCCGGCGGCGCCCCGACCCC